TTTACACTATTAGAAGCACCTTGTATTGCTCTTTTTGATAACCATTTGATTGCATCAAAAGGTGATAAATTTGGTATAATAAGAGTTTCTACATTATCAGTTGGTTCAGCATTGAAATCACCAGTACCATCATCAATATATTTTTTATATATATCTTCAACAACATCACTTATTCTTTCATTCTTATAAGACTTAGAAACTTTTGAATGTAAGCTACTCATGTACTGCTCAGATATTAAATCCAAAGTAAAGATTTGTGCTTTTAGTTTAGTATAACTTCTATTAGACATAGAGTTAACATGAAATGGAGGTGGTGTTATACTAATTAACTTTTCATCCTTACCACCATCAAATCCTTTTATAGCTATATCAATATCAACAGTTTCTTCACCAATAATAGGAAGTTTTTTTGGAATGTTGTGAGAATCAGATAATGTTATGTTCGCTGTCATACATGGGCGAAATATATTTTCATATAAATTTAGTTCTAAGAAATTAGGTGCAAGATTAAATCTTCCACTAGCTGAATATATTTCTAATTTTCTGACTGCAACATCAGTAGCATTAACTTGTTCTTTTGCCATTATATCAATTCTTTAAATTCATTAATAATTTGTGTTATATATTGTGGTTTTATAACATTAATAGTTCTATTGATTTCATTCTTTTTTGATTCATAAACAAAATTAGATACAGCTGTAGCACCAGATGCATCTGAATCAACTTCATAACCATCTGCATCTTCATAGTGATGAACACCATTTTCATTACTCGGATATTTCTTCTTAACAAATTTATCAAGATCATAATATGACATCGGCCATTCATAATATGGATTAGTCATATAATTTCCATAAAGAATAATCCAATGAAGTGTTGAATCATCATATAATTGATATGCTATAATTTCTGGTGTATCACCATCTAAAACTGCATATTTATCAAAATATGCTAAATTACTAACTTTCAATTTCTTTCTAATTCTTACTAGAATATTTGTTATATTTTGAATACGTCTATTATTCTTTTCACCACGAACATCATATCCAATAGTAGGAAAATAGTTAAAGTATGCCATTAGAATTTTCTCCCTTTATCTGCAAATCTACCAACTTTGGTTGTACCAAGAACATCTTCTTGAGTAACAATCTCTGTCTCTTGAAATGATAATGCCAATTTAATCTCTACTGGGGCTCCCCCATCAAAGGCCTTCCAACTTTCTTCTGCGAAATTAGTTGATACATTATCACATATACAATATTTTATTGCAGGTAAATGAGTATTTGTGGTATATTGACTTGCATCACCTTCACCTGATAATTTTAAAAATTCAATATGAAACTCATGTGGATATTTAAATGTTGTTGAACTTCCATAATCTTTAAATGTTGGTTTTGAGTATGCTCTAAATGAATCAATAATCTCTCTTATTGTATTGACATCGCTTTGATCTCTTGCTCTAAATACAAAATTAAATGAGAACATACGAAAACCAATACCATTAAAAGTTTGTTCTTTAAATGGATTTTGAAGTGTTCCAGTTTTGTGTTCAGCTAATTTCTGAAGTGATTCACCACCCATTGCTCCAGCAAGAACACCACCAGCAATACCACCACCAAACATTTTACCAATAGCAGCACCCATACCACCAGAAGCTAGTTCTCCTATGTTTGCCATAGCACCAGAGGCCAGACCAGCTCCACCTCCACCACCCATAAATGCACCAATTATGCCCATGTCTGATCCACCCCATTCAACTTTTTCATCGAACGCGGGTAATGCATTTGGCATATTTAAATAAATACTACGAACTTCATTAGCTGAGCCATATTTTGGTTGTATTGTTTTATTTTGTTCAGCTATATTATTTGCTATCTTCTTGCCAGCTTCCCAAACTTGTCTACCCGCAGAATCATTCTGCAACTTAGTTCTTTGCTCCTTAAGCTTAGCTAAATTACCTTGAGCCGCCTTCAACTTTTCACTTATTACGTTGGATGGTGTTGTAAGATTAGTTATTTGTTGTGTTTTCAACTTTATTTCTTTCTCAGTCTCCTGAAGGTTTGCAAAAGAAGATTCTTTGTAAGCTTGTTTTGCTGCCTCCACAACTTTTGCCATTGAAATACCACCACGTTCCACAATAGAAAACTTAATAGCCTCAGGATACCATTCATAACTTAAATCAGGAAATACTAATTGAGTTTTATTTTGTACATGCTTCGCGTACCGCTCTGTTCTGGAAAGACCTCCCCACTTTTGTACATTTTCATTTTCTGTTGCTGTTTCCTTTGCCATATTAATCCCTTATCCTTTGAAAAGTTTTTCTCCATACATATGAACTATTCACTATACCAGCATTAGGAACTAAAAACTTTTCAGCTGGTTCTGATATTGCATCTAGCCAATGTTCTGGTCTTACTTTTATTATTCTTGAACTTATGTTAGATTGTTTATATCTATGTAATGTTATCTTACCAAGAATATAACTCCTTGACATTAAAATTATTTTTCTATATGGTCTTACCATTATCCTAGAATTTGTTTCTATAGTTGATGTATCCATAAATGTTAATATTTGATCGAATAATTTTTTTCGTCTGGATACGGCTAGATAATGAAAGTTTATACCTTCAAATATATTACCACGTTTTCTTAACATAAAAATCAATGGATATCTATCATAATATTCATTATTATCTTCAGCATTGTATCTATAAAAATACATATTACCAGATAACATTCGTGCTGTCTGAACTCCGTATGTTCTTATGTTTGCCATTTGTTATATTTATAAGGTTTTTATTTAATTCCTAACTCTTTTTCTGTTATTACTAAGAATTCCCACCCACGTCTTTCTGCCCATTTCTTGGCTGCTTTCCACTTTGCTTGATTACGAATGTATGTTCTTATAGCATTTCTATACTTGTTAGATATTCGTTTTTGTTTCTTAGGGGGATTACATTGACTAAATGGTTTTATCTCAATGATGTATTTCTTAATTAGACCATCTTTGGTTCTTACTTTAGCATAGAAATCTACAAAGTATCGTCTAGTTTTCTTCTCTACTGGATTATAGTAGGGAATGATGACATTTTCTGACCCCCATTCAAGTACATTGGGCTGTCTATCCAGATACTTCATATATCTTAGTTCCCAACTGGAACGATATTCACATTCTTGTAAGTCAGCTACATATTTCTCTTTGTTTTGAACTCTATATTTGCCTACTCTGGGATAATTTTTCATATATGTCTTATAAATATAGTTATGTAAGTATTTATAACACGGAGAAGAAAATGTCTAGTGCAAAGCCGGGATCTATAGAGAGTTTTAAAGCCATGACAAAAGCATCGTTTGCTAGGCCCACAAAGTTTTCTGTCGAGATACATCAACCAACCTCTCTTTTATCTGGAGTTGGTAATCGTTCAGAATTAGATAGAGTACACATGAATTGTAAGTCTGTTAGTATACCAGAAAAATCAATTGGTGTTACAGAGGTTGACCAAGGATTTCGTGCTTTTGCTAAAGAGTTATTATTTGAAAATCAATTTTCTGTAGGAATTTATCTGAGTTCTGATATGATGGAACTTAAATTCTTTCAGCGTTGGTTAGACCATATAGTAAAACCTCATAATCATCATATACAATATTATAAGAATTATATAGGAACATTTAAAATAATATCTTTAGATACATATAGTGAAAAATCAATGGAAACAACTTTCTATGATGCTTATCCAAAAGCGATCGGAAATATAGATTACGATTATGCTACTGTTAATGAAATTCTCGAAATAGAAGTAACAATCAATTATAGATATTATGAACAAGCATGGTTTGAAGGTGGAGTTGTGATACCACAACAAAAACCACAACCAGAATATACTTATGGTACTAATTTAAAACAAGTTCATAAAAATGAAAGCCATGAAGATTTTGCAGCAAGGTTTCTCTCAGGTTCCAGCGGAGACTAGACTTAATAGATAACAATAACAATATCATTTATATAAGGAGTAATTTGAAATGGGATTACCAATAGTAGAAGTACCAAAGTATACTTTAAAACTTCCATCAACAGGAGAAGAATTACAATACAGACCTTTTCTTGTTAAAGAAGAAAAAATCCTTCTAATAGCAATGGAAGGTGACAATCAAAAAGATATATTAAATGCTACTAAAGATGTAATAAAAAATTGTGTTTTTGGTGAATATGATATTGAGAAATTAGCAATATTTGATATAGAATATATTTTTCTATGGTTAAGAGGTAAATCAAAAGGAGAAGAAATTGAATTAAAATATACTTGTCCACAATGTTCTTTACCACTTGAAGTAAAATTTAATATTGAAGAAATAGAAATAAAAAGATCAGAGAAACATAATAAAAAGATAGAACTATCAGACAAACTTGGTGTAGTAATGAAGTATCCAAATGCTGATATACAAGCTATAATAGATGATGGTGAAGCAGACAAACATCAAATTGAATTAGTATTCAAAAATATTCTTTATTGTATTGATTATATCTATGATGAAGAAAAAATATATGCTAAGAAAGACCATTCAGAAAAAGAATTGAATGATTTTTTAGAATCTTTAACAGATGAACAGTTTCAAAAGATTTCAAATTTCTTTGAGACAATGCCTAAACTATCACATACAATAAATTTACATTGTATACATCCAAAGAAAGTTGAAATAAAGAATAAAAAAACAAAACCCAAAACTGAAATTTGTGGTTATAAAGAAGAAATAGTCTTGGAGGGCTTACAGTCTTTTTTCGAGTAAGCCTCTGTGATGAATCATTGGTTAATATGATGAATACTAATTTTTCCATGATGCAACATCATAAGTATTCACTAAAAGATTTAGAGAATATGATACCATGGGAACGGTCAGTATATGTTGGATTGTTAGTTAACTATATTGCAGAGGAAAATGAACGTGTTAAAAGAGAAAACAATAGAAAGAGGTAAAGTAGAATGAATGTTGAAGCAATTATACCTAAAGCATTAACTAAAGGAGTATCCGCAGGTATGACTAAAGGCATGGCTAAAGTCATGGCCAGCTATAAACTCCCTGCCCTTAAACAAACTCCTAACACTAAACTACAAATAGAGAATCTCGCCAAAGAAGAAAGAATATTAAATAAACAACTGTTGTATTATAAAAACCAAGAAAACTTTCTTGCCAAAGCTGATCGTCTTGCTGATAAGAAAGTAAGGGAAAATAAACTACTTGGTAAATTGCTTGGTATAGAAAAAAATAATATCACTATAAAAGAGAAACAACTACAAAAAGTATCATACAAAAAAGATACATTGGAAGGTGGTATAGCTAAAGCAGAAAAGAATAGAGCTCGTAAATGGCAAGAAGAAAATATGATACCCGATGAGTATAAAGAGGGTACAATAAAAAATAAAATCAAAGGACTAAATGTAAAAAACTTTATGGGGAGAGATGAAGGTGGTAAAAGAGCTTTCTTTCAAACTGGAGCAGATTTAGAAAAAAAACGTGCATCAAGAGCAAAAGAAGAAGCAATGGCTGCAGAACATATGGGAGCAGACTTTAAAGGTCAAGATACTGATGCCATGTGGAAACAGAACCAGCAACTAGAAACTAAGAAACAGAAAATAAAAAGAACAAAAGGTGGTTTAGCTAAAAGAGCTGCTGTTGGTATGTTTGGTTTTCTAGGTGGTAATACTCAATCAAAACGTGAGGACGCTAAATCAAAAAAGGGAGAAGTTGCAAGAGATAAGAAAAAAACGGGTTGGTTAAAAGGTTTATTTACAAATTCTGAAGAAGAAAAAAAAGAAGGTGGTTTCTTTAATTGGATAAAAAACAATTGGGGTAAAATATTGATTGGTGCTTTATTGTTAATGATGAATAATAAAGTTTGGACTATGATTGTTGATGGTATTAAAGGAATTTGGAACTGGGTCACAAGTATTGATTGGAATGGAATATTTACGTCAATTGCAAATGGTATTGGAAGTATAGTTGACTTTATTTTTGGTAAGAAAAACGACAAGGGTGTTCGTGAGGGTGGATTATTAGGTAAGGGTGGTTTGATCGAAGGGCATGGATTAGGTCTTGCAGTAGCTGGACTTGTTGGTACTCTTGCTTTACTTACAGCTCCTCTTTTAGTTTTAAAAACGGCGTTGTTAAGTATACCCATAGCTATTGGAAAGATGGCATGGAACGCTGGAAAGAGTCTTTTAGGGTTTGGTAAGAAAAAACCTGGAGGATTAGATAGAAAAAAAAATAGATCACCTGAAGATCAAAAAGCTAGAGATAAAAAAGCAAAAGATCTCAAAGAACAAAGAGCTAATAAAGATAAGACAAAGACTGGGAAAAAAGGAACAGACTTAGCAAAAAAAGGTGGTACACCAAAACCAAAGATACCTCCAGTATCAACGGGTGGTAGTCCGGGTGGTAAACCGGGTGGTAAACCAAAAGCTTCCATGATTGATAAGACATTAAAGAAGTTTCCAAAGTTGGCAAAGGCAATGCCATTTCTTAGAAAATTACCTATAGTTGGTAAAGTTTTTACAGCTGGAACAATAGCAATGGCATTAGCAGGTGGTGCTGGTAAAAAAGAACTTATACCAATGATCGGTGGACTTTTTGGTGGTGTAGGTGGTGGTATATTAGGTGCTGCACTTGGTGGAGTACTTGGATTATCTGGAGGACCTGTTGCACTTGTTACTAGTATACTTGGTGGAATTGGTGGAGCAATGATGGGTGACACTTTAGGAACTGGAATTGCACAATGGTTGATGGGTGAAAAAGTTGATGCATTTGGTTGGGGATTTGGATGGGTTAATGATATATTAAATGGTGGCAAAGGTCCTGAAGAAGGGGGTGTTCAAACTCCAAAAGGAAAAGCAGCTAGTGGAGGTTCGGCTCCACCTCCAATGAGTAAAAATGAATTTCTTCAATCAGAAAAATATAAAGGACAGATGCGTGATGAGAGTGGTGTAGTTCGTGGTGAAAGTACTGCTGGAAAACAGATGGCATATGATGATTATTTGAAAGAACAAGAAGATATGGGTGGTGTTGTTGCAAAGAGTCTGCCTAGTATAAAAAAAGACATAAAAAAAGCAAGTAATGCCTGGGGTTCTATGAAAAAGAGGAAACGCAATGACATAAATAAATTTTTAGATTCAAATCCAGCTGGTGATTTAATTATTGAACAATTAAGTCCAGCAGAATTAAAGTTTTTAAGAAGAGATAAAAAAAATAGTGGTAGTGCAAGTGCAAGCCAACCTGCAAGTAATGTAACTGCTACTCCAGTAAATATGGCTGAATCAAAACAACAACTTTTTAATCAAATGAATGGTTTAAAACCAGAGGCTGATAGTAATGCTGGAATGACTGTTATAAACAATTCACCTACAACAGTTAATAAACAAGGTAATGCACAAAACGATACTACTTTTTATGGTAAAAATACTGCTCAAGATGGTAGTAGTCGTTTTGGGGATGATATATTTTAAAAAAAAACACTAGGGATCTCTCCCTAGTGTTTTCTCATAGGAGATTTACTACTACTGCTCTGCAAGTTTTTTGAAGTAATCCAATGAATCAGTTGCTTCTGGTGCATCGACAGATGCAATTGGATCATTAGTACTTTCTTCAATAGTTCCAACGAACTCACCCGTACCATCAGCATTCTTATATTGATCGCTTCGAGCAATTACAGTATTGAAACGTGCTTCTAGTTCTTGATAAGATTTAAACTTATCTGGAGCTATGATGTCTTGAAGTGAATATTGTGTTTTCCACATCCCCTCAAGTTTTGCATCGTCACCATCAAATAATGGTGAAGCTGCTGCGAACTCTGACTTATCATAGTTTGCATATCCATCGACTTGACGGATCTTTAATTTAAAGTTTGCACCTTCCCAAAAATCAAATGGGTTCATTGGTGTTTCATCTTTAAACTCTGGATTCATAACACTCTCAATCTTCTCAAAGATTTTCTTACCATAACGAAAGAGAAATACTTTTCCTTCGTTCTCAGCATTCATACTATCCTCAAGAACAAGAATATTACTATAGTAACTTAACTTTCGTTTACGATCTCTAGCAATGTTTTTATCTGATTCAATACCAGAGTTCCACAAACCAGTATTAGCTTTAGAAACAGGATCTTCCGTTCCTCCGGGATTAGCTGTAGTTGGTGTGGTTAGTGAATTTTCTATGTACCATCCACCGGGACCTTTAAATCCATGAGTCCATAATCGTACCCATGGAACATCCTCATTTACTGGTGCTGGTAGAAAACGAATAACTGCATATCCGTTACCAGTTTTATCACGTTCACATTTCCAAATACGGTCATCTCCGTAAGATGGTTTTTCTGACAACTTCTCTACTTGCTTGGTTAGATTTTGCAACGTAGACATTCTATTTTTTTGTAAGTCTTTAAAACTAGCCATACTTATTACTCCTTATTTCGTTATATTACTTTTTATTAGTGTTTTGTCCTTTAGACCTTTCTGATTTAGTTATTATTTAATTTATAGATTGTAGCTTTAACTTCATTTCCATCTTCTTTATACTCTGGATTCTTTACCCATATTCCATTCTCATCCTGTATTAACATTGGAATAGTATCAGAAATTATGATTGGTTTCTTTTCAACTTCTTTGTCTTGAGAGATATTTACAACTTCACCGTTTCTAAGAACTGTATCTGGAATTGTAATTTTCATTTTGTCCTTTCTATATTGGTAGTTTAGTAGATTTCTTTTTCATCATATGAAGCTCTTGTGCTTCCATCTCTAACTTATCTTTTATAGACTTATTCAAAACTTTTGCTACTGCTTCTATCTCACCATCAATATTATCTGTATACTTTAATATAGCATCCATATATGATAGTTTATCTTTTTGAACTATCTGTTCAATAATCATATTAATATCAGAGTTCATTTTAATTCCTTTATTTTATCACAAATTCCATATCGTTTTGCTTCTTTTGCACTCAACCAAACATCTTGAGGTGGTAACAATAACTGTCTTATTTTCTTCTCACTCAATCCTGTACACTTCTTATAGTGGTTAATCATTCGTGCTGTTGTTAACTCAAACTCTTTTGTTGTTGCAAGTAATTCATGCTCCTTTCCATATGTTCCCCAACTAAACTGATGTGATAGTATAGATGTGTTTGGTGTTAGAGTTCGTTTACCTTTATCT